TACGCATCCGAGGTTGCCGCGGCCGTTCGGACTTTTCGGCTCCTCGATCCAGACTATGCCATCGCAAATGATCCGGCTTGGTACGAGAAAGCGATGCGGGATCCGATTATTTCAATGACGGTTTCCCAACGGTCTAACAATGTGAGCGGCAACGAGTGGTTTTTCCAAGCGGCATCGGACTCTCCGCTTGATCGAAAAGCCGCGGAGGTTATGACTTCCATCTTCAAGAAGTTGGGACGCTTTAGGGAAGCTCGGTCCCTCCTTGCTAAAGCTTTCCTCAAGGGCTCAACATGGGCAAAGAAGCTTATGGAGTGGATAACGGTCAACGTTGATGAGGAACCCATCAAGTTTTGGGCCATCAAGAAGCTTCAAGACGCGGAAAAAAGACGCTTCCGGAGGATTCGGACCCAAGCGGAGATGCCGGACTCCGGAGAGCTTATCAATACTTTCTTTTGGGAAGTTCACAACCCGGACAAGTCACGTTGGGAACCCTTGGATCGTTCTGATTGGGTCCGTCATATTTACACAAACGAGGAGATTGGGCTTGGATTCGGCCGCGGGATAAGCGCTCCCCTCTATTTCTTGCAATGGTGGAAAGCGGAAGCATTCACTCACGGAATGGCTTTCCTCTCTCGTTGGAGTCAAGGGATGGTTATCGGCTCTCTCGATGCCATAGCGGAGGGAGTCTTTGGAGATGAAGGAAGCGCGGAGGAGCGCGGAGAGAACTTCCTCCTCGCTTTGGAGAAGATGCGGACTCGACATTTCATGGTTGTCCCTCGTGGTGATGAGATCAAGATACATGATGCTCCATCGGGAGCTTGGCAAACGGTCCAAAGTGCTATTGATTATGCGGACCGAACCATCCGCGCTTTAGTTCTTGGAGCGGTCCTCCCAACAGGAGGAGGCTCGGACGTTGGCTCACTCGCAAGAGCGGAAGTTGAAAGCGGAGTTTCCGATGAGGTCATTCAATATGATCGAGGACTTGAGGAGGAGACCATCCAAGTTGAGATGGTTGAACCAACTTGGAACGATAACCGGACAACGATGGGGCTCATCGGTCTTGATGGCGCTCAATGTCCCATCTTCCGAATCTCGAAAAGCCGGAAGTCCGATCCTGATACAAGGGGGAGAGCGCTTGACACGGCTTTGACTCACGGGATGACCGTCAAGCGTGATGAAGCCTATCGTGATTTAGGTTGGACGGACCCGGGACCGGATGCTAAAGATACCGATGTCCTTTCCCCAATTTCGGCCGGTTCCGATCTTTACACGGACCCGAACCTCTTTGGAATCGAAAAATCGTTTGAGGAACAACCACCGGATGAGCGCGGGATTGAAGCTATCAAAGCAATGAGAAAGCTTTGTGATCGTCTTATCTACAACCACAACAACAAAGGAACCAAAGGAAATGCTCGAACAACTCAACGAGTACATCGGACTCGCAAAACAGCAAATCAAGAACTCGTCCAAAGCCGTTGAAGCCAACAAAAAAACTCTTGACCAAGACTCTAAAGAGCTTGCGGAGGCTTTATCAATTGCAACTCACGGGAACACCGATCTCCTAAAGAGATGCGCAAACTTATCTTCCCAACTTACAAAGAAGATAAAAGCCGCAAGGAAGGAAGCCTCTCGGCTCAATGCCTTGAGATGGTCCCTCAAGTTTCATGAGGACAAACTCAAAGAATACCTGGATGCCATTGCGAAACAACAAGCGGAACGGGAAGCCAAGCAAAAAGCCGCGGTTGAAGCCCAAGAAATGAAAGCGGAAGATCAAGAAGCCTCCCGCGCTAAACTTAAAGAGGAGCTCATCAAGGAACTTCAAGAGGAGCAAAAAGCGGTCGATCTCTTGAAGGCTCAAGAGGAGTTCAAAAAGCCAAAAGATGAGGTACTCGAAGAACTTGTTGAGACTACATCGGCAACCGTCACCGAACCAACCGTATAAAGGAAACCAAGCGATGAGTGAATTTAACCCCATTGATGGAGCCTACTCCGCGGATGACCTCCGACAAGCGATGCTCGCTCTTGGCTTTGGTTCGGAACTCGTTGAACAAATAGCATCGGGACTTGGGAGCGGTCCCGTTGAAACTCCCATCATTTCCGCGGAGCTTAAGGATTTTGGTTTGGCTCCCGCAAGCGTCGAAGCTATCGTTGAAAAGCTTGAGGAGGGGGGAGGCATCGTGAGTGAACCATCCTTTGCTCTTGAGGGTTTGCCGGGAGTCAATACGGAAGTTTTCAACGCATCAACGGGGATGCCTTTTCATATGACCAAAGGAGATGAAGCGTCAAAACTTGCCGCTCAAGCCGGTCCCGGCCGCGTGTTCTATTACAAGGGACGGAAACTCCAAACGAGGAAGCGCGATGCCTAACACCAGACCGGCAATAAAAACAATCAAAGAGAACCTCCCCCCCTCCTCCAAGGTTGCTCGGTTGATTGTCAAGATTGCAAAGTTGAAATTTCAAGGCAAGGACACAACGGAGGAGAACCTCAAGCTTGGACAACTTGTGATGAAAGTGATGGCCGGTGTCGATATGATTGGCCGCTTCACAATGATGGCCGATGTCAAAGGACCGTCACCGGACAAGCTCATCAAAGCGCGGAGATGCAACCATCACTCTTTCCAATCCTCGGAGTTTGTCTTTGTTGAAGCCGTTGAGAACATAGGCATCACGGACCCGCTCCTTGATATTGGCATCGAGGAAGTCCGGACGATTTACACGGACACTCAAGCTCAAGTGGTAGGAAACAACTTCGCAAAACTCATCGATGCCAAGGTGGGAGAACTTACGCGCTTTGTTATCACCGGTCAAACATCCCTTGAACGTGTTTCCGAGTTGGTTGCCGGTATCGAGGGATGGAGTGGAGCGCAAGCCAAAACGCTTGTGAGGACTTCCGCAACCAATGCATTTGCGGCCGGACGGATGAGGCAAGCATCACTTCTCTCTCAAGCCGGGGAACTCAACGCGCTTAAATACAATACCGTTGGAGATGTTGATGTCCGTGACAATCACAAGAAGGTTGATGGACTCGTGGCAAGAGTGGATGATCCGGTATGGAATCATTTCTCTCCTCCGTTCGGTTGGAATTGTCGATGTACTCTCCAACCTGTTGATGAGTTGGATCTCCCCTCGAATATGCTTGAGGGAGACGGAGATCAAGAGCAAGTGAGGTTTCTCAATCGCTCGGAATGGCCAAATACAAAGCCGGACTCAAGAGCTTTTGGGAACCGTCCAACTTTGAAATTTTACGGAAATAGGTAAAACCGATGGCCGGTCACTTGACAAAGAGAAAGCCTCCAAGCGAGTTCAAAAGTCTCATTCATGCTTTGAGATCCAAGCGGGTTAAAAGACTCTTCAAGAGCATGGAAGACGCTATCGCTTTGGCGCAACCACATCAAACAAACCTTTGCTTTCCTTTGGCAAGTGATTATGTGGTCACTCCCATCGACAACCATCCGCGCTTCAAGTGGAGAATTCACGCGCTCCCGATTTTTGCGGAACACTCGCGCAAATGGAACGAGGGAGTTTTTCACGTTGATAGGGAATGGATGCTCATTGCGGCTTTCCGGATGAATAGAGCATCGAATCGAGATACTTACATCTCAGCCGCTCATACGGAGCATCATCCGAATCCCGGGATGAGTGGGATGGCAAAAAATGAGCGGCTTGGTTTCCTTGAAAAGTATTCCCTCAAACAATGCCTTTTAGAAGGGAAGCCAAGATGGGTTCTTTTTTCCGATGTGTTAGTTGAAACGGATGCACAACTAAAAAGAATCGAAAAACTCCCCTTTCGGTCCGTCGAAATAGCAGACTTGGATGATCCCTGGATTGGCTCCATTGCTTTCATGGAAACTGAGGAGCCTTGGTTTCATTTCCCTCATCCCACTTATAGAGTCAATAATGAAACGCGGACAATGCTTCATCATTTTGCCGCTATAGCGTATCGTGAACCGGACAAGCGGTCTCATGTTGTGCTTTATCGGGCAAATACAAAATTAAGGTACGAACAAATGGAAGACGAAAAAGACGAAAAAGACGATGTTAAGGCTCAAGCTGGGGAAGCCGAAAGCGGTACCGCTTTACTCGATATGTTGATGGAGAAACTCGGTCCGATGATTGACCAAGCCATCAAAGATGCGATGGAACAAATGGACATGGGTCCGATGGTTGCGGCCGCGGTTGAAGCTCGGATGAAAAGTCTCTCCGCATCGGACGGTCCTTCCTCCGATCCAGATGAAGCCGCGAAACCTTTTCAAGATGATGAAGAGGACGAGACACCGGAAGATGAAAAAAGACCCGTTGCCGCAAGCCGCGGCACCGCGGCTCTCTCCGCTCAAGTTCAAGCGCTCCTTTATCGGATCAATGATCTTGAAACGCAACGCAAGGGAACCGATCTTAAAACATGGGCAAGAGAACAACTCCGAAACTACCCGGCCGCTCAAAACATTTCAGATAAAGAGCTTGATACTTGGGCAAGAAAAGGGAGAGGCTCCCTTGAGTCCTTCGTTTCCAACTTCAAGCGCTTTAGCAAAAAAACTAGTCAAGCCGCGGACGTTGGCATCAACCCTCAAGGTGAGCGCGTGACCAAACCCGATGGAACATCGGCCGGTATCATGACTGCGGGACAAGCACAAACTCATGACCGCTTGCTTGCAATGTACAACTCAAACCCTCAATGGAAGTCCCGTTTTAATTTCGAGACTTTCAAAAAACACAATTCCAAGTTTCTCAACGTCAACGGAAATTGATTCATTCATCGGCTTTAAGGAGCTTTTGAGCAAGGAGAACAACGATGGCCGCAACTGTAGATGTTGAGGTTGGGTATAGAACCCGAAAAGATTATTTCGCAAAGCGTCAAAACGCATCAACTCGGCTTTTCACCGGAGCCCTTGCGGCCGTCCTCGGTCCCGGTCACGGTGTAGCGCTTGAGGTTGGAACCGCGAAAATATGGACGGGAGCAAACAATGAGATCCCGGTTGGACTTCCTAAGCGGCCGGTTGGCATTGTTCTTGCCGCTTCTTTAGGTGTTGGTGACTCCGGCTTTACGGCCGCGGAGAATCTTGAAGCCGATCTTGAAGAAGGCATCATCATCACAAATAGCCTCGTGGCAGGAGTCACGGGAAAAAGTGATGAAAACAAACGCTTTTATTACTCTGATGACAATACTCTCACCTTGACGGACCCGGGACACGGAGTCCCTCAAGGGCTTGTCTTGGCTTTCACATCCGCGGGACGAGCCGATGTGATGCTCTTTTCAGTTCTTGAGCATTATCTCCTATCGCTTTCCGGTGGAAATAAAGTTGTTCAATTTGGACGCTTGGAGATTGCGGACTTTGCCGCGGGAGCGCTCATCGGTCTTGTTGTCGAAGCTCCTTGTCATGGACGGATTGTTGATTTCTATGTCATTGCGGAAGCCGCGGCCGGTGGTGCTGTGAACGCAACCGTCCAACCTCGCATCGGAGGAGTTGCAACAACCGGAGGGCTTGCCACTCTCAATACTGCGAACCTTGGAGCGGCAAACGCGATAACTCATGGAACCTCTTTCACAGCATTGAATCGAGTTCACAAAGGTGATGTGATCGATTTGTTGGCAACGGAAGCTGGGGCCGTTGACATGGATACCCGGTACGTTTTGATTATTCAACCCGATGTTGGTCTTTGATTGCTCGGACAACCTAGCTAGAAAAAGCTAAGGAGAAAGGTATTAAATTATGGCTGGACCCGTTGTCGATGCTGTCACTTCTCTATTGTTGGGGTTAAACACCAACTTTCGAGAAACTTATGATCGACTCATAACAACTCCCCATCCTCTCCTCCCCAATGTGATGCGGCTCGCGCTTCCTTCCGATGGAGCATTTCAGCGGGAACACTATTGGGAAAGCCTCCCACATCCTCAACGTTGGGACCGTGGCAAGGACATCCCGAAAGACACTTTCAAAGGGAGAGTTTGGACGACAAAAATCATTGATTGGGCAATAAGTATCCCGATCCATGAGAATGACATCAACGATTCAAGAGCCGGAAACATCTTGGACCGTGCATCGGAAGCCGCTTCCGGCTTTGCTGTTTTGGTTGAACGCATCTTTTTCCAACTTTTGGCTGCGGCAACCGATGCTTTGCTGCTTGACTCAATTCCGGTTTGCCCGGACGGAGCCGCTCTTTTTGCGGCAACCGCAAACGGAGCCGCAAGATTTGGAAAAACCGGTGGAAATATCGTCCAAGGTGATGGTATTGACAATATGGAGCAAATCAAAAGCTCCTTTTATAAAGGCATGACTCAACAACTTGCTTTCACCGATACCAAAGGACTCCCTCAAATCCCGGCCGCAATGATTGGGCAAGGATACACTGTCATCTATCCCATCCACTTGAAAGAAGTTTTCGATGAAGCATTTGGATCAAACCTCGCTTTGAAGCTCTTTCTTGATTCGGCCGGAAATCCCGCGGCCGCAACGGCCATCCAAAACATGTTGAATCGCGGAGATACTCCCGTCCGTCTTTGGGGCTCTCCTTATATCACTGATGACTCTTGGACAATGCATCTCAATGGCTACCCAACAAAGAGCATCTATCAATACGAGAGACAAGCTCCCCGGGACAATATTTCGGACATGATAAATAGTGACAAAGCGCGGAACACAAAAGTGATCGATGTCAATTTCGATTCGCGTGAGGGTTATGGATACGCTTTGCCGATACCAAGCATCAAGGTTCAAAACTAAAACATTTTCGCTTTGGCGAATTTAGTCGGGGATGAGGGCTCCTCGTAAAAAGCTCTCACCAAAGGAGCAAAGCATCAAGGTGATGCGTTTGGCGCTTTCAACGGCCGAAAGAGCAAGGTTCAATTCCTCGTGGTCCTATCGTTAAACAAGTAAGCTTGAAACATTGGAGAAACCGATGAGCGTTCCAAATACAACTTTTCTTGATGAAGCCGCTACGGTTGAAAAAACTCTCCAAGCGGGAGCCGCGGCCGGTGATCTTGTTTTACTTGCCATCCTTTTCGCAATGGACATTGCGGCCGTTGGTGGGGATTGGACGTATCAATTCAAAAGCGGAACAACACTTCTTGGAGCCGCTCGGACAATCACAGCGGGGAACTCCGTTGTGATTAAAGCTGGGGAGCAATGGATACAAGCAAATCCAAATGAGGATTTTGTCCTTGTCTTGACTCGGACCGGTGGGACGTTGGTTGGACATGCAACCGGCCGTCTTGTGAACAAAACAAAAATCGGTGGTTGATTTCAACCTTTAACCTTTCGTCTCAACTCAAGCAAGTGAGCAACTTATGACCACAACAAAAGCCGCTCCAAAGAAAAAAGCTCCTCGAAAAAAAACTCTCCCTAAAACTCCGGAGCAAAAAAAAGCGGACTCCGCGAAAAGAGCGGACCGGAGGAAAGCGAAGAAGGACCGGGAGACCGAGGGAACAAAGGCTCCTTTCCCTCCGATGCCTAAAGTGATAAATACCACTCCCCCTCCCGCTCTCTCCGGTCTCTTGACTGATGATGAAATACTTGCGAAAGCCGAGGAAGTAAAAAAGAAGCGAGCCGAGGACTTTGCCATTGAGCAAGCAAAAATCATCAAGGGCTCACCAACTCCAAGACGAAAACGCCAGAGAGTAAAACGCAAGGCTTATCATTGCGGAGTTCTTGATGGGGCTCCCTTTGAAGCTGCAACGCTTTGCATGGTTGAGTTTGTTCTCCGTCACAAGATCTTCAAGAACCAACGAGACAAGGAGGAAGATGGGCTCTGGTGTTATGGCAAGAAAGTCATGCTCTCCGATGCTCAACTCGAAAAAGTAAAAGACTACATCTCGGAATATCGCGTCCGTTGGGTTGGCAAGTTGGATGCCGATAAAGACGGGAACAACGTTGGCATCGGACCCAACAAGACCGCGGCAAATGGGAAATGGTTCACTCACGAAGCGGGAGCAAATTTCTACGGTTTAGAGAACGATGATGAACCTCTTGCGAAGTACGTTTATATCCAACACGGACGGCCGGACTTCATCAACCCACCAACTACATCCCTTTATGACTCCGATGAGGAGCGCTTCAACTGCAAGATGCAAGATCGCATTGAGTATGATGATGAGGATTATGAAGATGAAGATGAGTTCATCGGTGGTGTAAGCGCGGATGATGTTCCCGAAGAATGGCCAGCAATAAGCGTTTGAGGTAAACAACGATGGCTTTGATTGATGAAGTTCAACTTCGGATCCCGGTATCGGCCATCGTTAAGTTGACCAACCCAAACGATAGGACCGCATCAATCCCCAATCTTGCAACCCTCCAACTTGCTTGTGATGACGTTGAAGCGGATTTTCAAAGTGAGTCCGGTTTGACGTTTGACCTAACAGACCGCAAGCATCTATCAATGGTGATCGAGGGAGTGAGGATCAAACTCCGCTCTTGGATCAATACCGGGCTTTCAAATGTTGATACGGCTTATGAGAAATGGCTCCTCAGAGCAAACAAGATTGAGGACAAAACACGGAAAGCCGCGTTTTCAGCAAAGACTACATCGAACCTCTCACCGCAACGAGAGACCGGACAAACGAGACCGGTTGACGATCTCTCTCATTTCAATGACATCCGCTCAAGACCACCGGGGAGCGCTTTTTCCGGTGACAATCGCTTGACTGATTAATCGGAGGATGGAGGAGTGGGATGGGTCGTCTTAGCGATATTCAAACCAAGACAAAGAAAGCCAACCTTGACCGGCTCTTGAACCGTGTTGGACTTCTCCTCGTGGGAAGGGCTCAAGAAAGGTTCAAGTCTCAAAGCTCCGGAACAAGAAGATGGTTCCCTCGGAGAGTTCCAAACAAAGCGGGAGTAGTCAAAGACTTGGCATCGGGCTCAAGCGTCAAAGCAAGACGTTTTGAACCTTCTCCGGCTTTGGTTGATACCGGTCAACTAAGGGCAAGCATCACTTTTGTGAAGGGCTCAAAGTACGTTGATATTGGAACCGCGCTCAAGTATGCATCCGTCCATAACAGAGGAGGAAAGACCGAACCCATCCCGGTTTCCGACACTGTGAAAAAGAACCTTGCTAAGTGGTTGAGCAAGCGGAGCAACCAAAGATGGTCATCATCGCTTGGTTTCCTCCTCGCTCCCTCGATCACTTCCCTTAAGATAACGGTCCCGGCTCGTCCCTTCTTGGTTGTCACTAAAAAGGATCTCCAAGACATCGAAAAGTTAGTTCAAAAATTCATCAAGGAGTGAGTGATGGTCCTCGTTTTCAATGATTCATGGGACATCCTAAGAGAGATCGTCCAAGCTTATTCCGGAGTGGATGGCTTTGTCCAAACTCCGGTCACGGGTTATTTGGCGAAAGAGATTGACTCCCTTGATGCCGTCAAGGGGGGGAGCATTGATCGAGCAAGAGTGACCGATGCCATCGCAAGCGGGAGAGCTTCCATCTCTCAATACCTTGGAAGCATCGCAAACCAACTCACCGGAGCCATCCTCCTTATTGGTGAATCAATCGGAAGCCCATCAACGGACCCGCTCCAAATCCTCTTGGACTTGCGGGACTATTTCGATGACAACGGGGAGACCATAGCCTCAAGGGAGTTTGTGTTTGGAGCGCAAGTTGCCGTTGGTGTTCCAAACGGAGATGGGCTCATCGCTCGTTGTACGGAGGATGCCTTTGGTAACGACATCGAGAGAGTCCACGCGGACGTTATCACTTTCCTTTGTTTGAGGGATCAAACCGTTGGAGGAACGGACCCGGGAAAGGAGATCTTTAGAATTTCCGGCCGGAGAACCGGACCCGATGAGCTTGAAATTGATAATACGGATCGAGGGAGCGGTCTGGATGAAGAGGTTGCTGGACAAGAGGCTATTGATTCCATCGTCCCAAATGCCTCATTCAACTCTGCGGACTCCGATGCGGCTCCGGTCACGCTTACGGGATGGGGTTTTGACAATGCCGGGACTATTGATCCAACTTTCCTCGGAACCGGAGCCGATATCCAAATTGACCGTTCGAACATCTATAGAGCATCAAAGTCTCTTGAGGGAACAAATCCCGGCTCTCTCCAAGTCCGAAAAGCCATCCGTCTTGTTGCCGCGCTTGGAGCGGACGGCCGCGGAGGACTCGATGAGCGCTTTCCCTATTTCGGAGGCATTGCGGCAAATGGTGTTCTTGGAACCTTCATCGGCCGTCTTACCGTTCGGATAGGGACGATGCAATTTCAGCAAACTTTCACCGGAGTTGAGACTTGGGCTTTGAAGGAGTTCCCTCGGACGGCCGGGAGCAACTGGCCAGAGAATTTAAGTGAGATTCCTCCGGACGAGTTCTTTGAGATCGAGGTTGATAATTACACATCGGGATACATCACCCTGGATCACTTTCTCTTCCATCCGATGCCTTCTTATGATGGCCATTTTGTAAGCCTCGTGGGACGTGCTATTGATTGGAAAAAAAAGGATAAATACACTTTGACGGATACTCACTCCGCAACACCGGGAGAGATCCAAACCGCTCTTTGGAGAGGCTTTGGTCTTGACCTTCCTCACTTGCCAGCATCTAACCCACCAACAAGACCGGATTGAAACGATGGATGAGAAAGATGATCCTCTTGCGGGTTTGAGGAAGAGTGTTGAGAAGGGTCATTTTATGCTTTCGTGGGGCTTGAAGTCCCCTCCCCCTCCTTCCCTTGGAGGAGTTAGAAACCGGGACCGACTAAGGGAAGCCGGACGACAAATGAGAATCAAGCTCAAGAAAGACAAGGAAGCAAAGGAAGATGGCCGATCTAGTACAACTTGACCAAATCCTCACCGTTCCCGGCCGCTTGGTTTGGAACCCTACTCAAGCCTTATCAACCGCGTTTCCTTACGGTGGGACGGCTTTCGGACAAGTTGTTGATGTTGCCATCCAAGCCTTTGAGACTGTCGAGAAACTTACGGAGGAGGAGTTTGGAGAGGCTCCCATCGAGACTGTATTTCTTGGAGAGGCTTGGGCAATAGGTTTTTCTCTCGTTGAGTTTGATGTCAACGCTTTAGCTATCGTCTTTCCAAATGCAAGCGTAGGGCCGGACGGAGGCATCGTCTTGCGAGGCGGCCGGGAAGTTGGGACATTAGGGACAAGCCTTGAGGGAAAGATCCTCTTTGCTCCCCTCGATCCAACGAAGCGCTTTTTCATAATGAGGAAAGCCATCCCGCGGCTTTTGGAAACCGCGGAGTTGATCCATGATTTGGAAAGCGATCTCACATTTCCTTGCATCTTTCATGCTCACTTTGATGACTCCGATCAACCTTTTGATTTTGGTTTCAAGGAGGATTTGACAATATGACGGAGCAAAACGGGAAACAAGAAAAGGAGATAAGCCGAAAGGAGCGGCTTACTCTTGCGATGATGTTTATGAAAACGGGAGGGAGGCTTGGATGGTTTGAGTTTTGCTCTCTTGCCGCGGAGGATCAAGACATCTTTATTCAAGCGGGACAAGCTTATGAAAAGATTTATATCTCCCGGCTCGCTCTTGCTATTGTTCAAACAAGCAAAGACCCGATGAGCGCGGTTTATGAGTCCCTCGAAAGTCCGGAGCAAGTTGAAGCGCTCAAGCTCCGGATGAAGGTTGCAAGCTCAATAAACGAAAGAGCCCGGGTTGATTAATGAATCAAAGACAAGTCCTCCTACAACTTAAAAAGCTCCTCCAAGCGCGCAAGATCCAAAACAATGCCGCGCTCAACTTGGCTTTTTCGGAGGTTGTCATAAGCGATGCATCGGCCATCGAATTGCTTTCGAGCTCGGACATCCAGATGCCATTTGCCAAACTCACCGCGGGGAATGTTTCATGGGATGGAAAGGTTGCCGGTTTCTCTCGTGACATGGGTTATGAAGTGACGGTTGTTTTGGAAGTTGAAGGAGATGAAAAGGGAGAGTTTGTCCTCATTGGAGGAGCGCTTCCGGCCGGTGTTATCGGTTCGATGGGCCGCGGCATCCTTGAGCTTGGAGAGGAAGTGAGGGAGACGCTCAAACTCCTTGACCCTCGTTTCGGAGTCTCTCTCCAACTTATTACAGATGGCCAACTCCAAAGCGCTCCAATCGAGGAGACGCGATGGCTTGCGGAGCGGACTTATACTTTTAAGGGACGAGGAACATCGGAGGCTTTCTATTACGGCTCAAGACGATTCAAACACGCGGGAGCCGGTGTCTTTACTTGGGAACTCCCCCCATCTCAATTTGGCTTTGTCGGGATGATACTTAGGAGAGCGGTTGGAAGTGTTGCTCCCGCTACAATAAGCGATGGAACGGGAGTTGTGATCGCAAACCCACTCACGGATGTGACAGTTACCGATACACCGGGAGCCGGTACTTTCTCTTATTCTCTCTTTGGGGGATACAATGAGCGGGAGACACTCCCCGCGGACCGCTCATCACGAGCCGCGGCAATAGAAGGGATCCCGCTTTAATGGCAAGCCTTGAGGAAGTTGTTAGGATTCGGTTTGAGACTACTCAAGCAACTCGTGACATTCGGAAGATCACCAAAGGAGTTGAGCAAGCCGGAAGCAAAGCCGGTTCTAAAATTGTTTCCTCTCTTGGAGGAGGCATCAAGGGCTTGCTTGGGAAAGCCAACGTGGGAGCCTTTGCTCTCTCCGCGCTTCAAGGAGCCGCTTCCGGAGCGGCATCCGGAATTGCCGCAACCTCCGGGCTTGAGAGCGCGGAAACCGCAAGATTTAGAGCGGGAGTGGGAGCCAAAGCCGGACTCGTGGATGCAACTATTGGGAATATTCCCATCATTGGGCAACCTCTTGCGGAGATCATCAAGTTTGAGGATCGGAAAAATCGAGCCGTTGGAGAAACCGCGGAGGCTTCCGCGCTCTCAAGAGTTGCCGCGGAGGCTCAAGGGCTTGCGGCATCCGGTGTTTCGGTGAGTGATGCGGAAATTCGCGAAAGCCTCCGGATTGCAAGACAAAGGTCAATAAGGGAAGCGGACATCACAAGGAGAGTAAACGAGCAAGCGGACTATGCCGGGACTATCATTTCAGCAAATCGCTATAGCGCAAACTCAAGGCAATAAAAGATGGCTCAAAGCATCGAGATAACTTATGGGGCTCTTATCATCGGTGGTTCAAGCCATACGAAAGTAAGGAAGTACACTTATAGGAGGCTCCGCGGGGAGCTTAACTTCTCTTGTGAGTTCCTCGTTGCGGACTCGGATGTTGATACTTTCGCGGGACTTGTAAGCACTGTTGAGGGACAAGCTATCACCGCGGACTTACGGCTCAAGATCATCATCGGGACCGTGACCATCTTGGATGTTGGAGAGGATGACTTTACAGCCTTCGATGTCATCCCTGAGATCTCAAAGGTTGGTGATGTTGTTGACACGGTGAGAACTCGAATATATACGCTCACCGTGTCCGCTCGCTTGAACCCATCGAAAGCGGGATTCTCCGGCCGCTTTGGAACTGAAATACAAACGGTGTTCCTTGGAAATCGAGCAAGACGAGTTTCTTTTCGTCTTAATTACTCAGCAACGTCCGCTCCCGCAACAACCGCGCTTGCTCGATATCTTGCAACGGGGAAACTCTTTGCTCAAGCATTCCTTGACAACCTGGACACTCCCTCAAAGAAATGGCAAATCAAGAGCGAGGACATAACACAAGACGAGGGACTCACCGCAAGCGCAACGGCTCAAAAGCCCACCGTTGTGAACGTCTCCCTTCAATATGATGAACTCGTGGCATCTCAAACGACAAAGCCGGATGAGCTTGATCCAAAAATCACATCGCAAAACATCACCATCTCACGCTCCCAAGTTGGTATTGAGGACTCGATCATCAACGGACAACGCGCTAAAAAGTTTGAGGATTTCGGCATCACTTACCGATGTGAAGTAAACAAGGAACTTGAAAGAGATCTAAAGACTTTTTATGACACAACCGTGAGGGCTCTTGCTCTCGATAAGATCCAAAAGCGCTTCCCTACTTTCGGAGGAGCGCTCACCGTTGAGGATGTCAATTTCAGCGACGATGCAAACACCATCGAAGTACAATTTCGATTCACAACGGCCGCGGCCGGTCAATTTATCAAGATCTCTTTCGAGCAAACGTTGCTTACAAACGAGGGTTTGATAATCACTCCGCTTCTCTTTGTTGATCCTCTTCTAGCCGATCTCCAACAAGGTCCAAAGACTATCCAACTTCGGAGGGTTCTCACTCAGACTTATATACTCAAAGGTAAAAAGCTTCCCTTTCCAAAAGACCCGGCCGGATATGTTCGGACAAGCTCACCGGAGGAAAGCATCAAAGTCTTTGAGATTGGGAGGCTTGGACGGAGGATTTTAGTTGCTCAACTAAGACAAGCCATTGAGTACAGACGCATCAACCAATACCAAGGGGGAGGACGCATCGGAAGGATTCAATCCGTTGCGGGTTCAAGTAATATAGAAGTTTTCGATGATCTTGTTGCGGTTGCTCAAACTCCCGCGGGAGCCGGTGGGACCGGAGCGCAAGGGACCAACATCCCGAAAGTAAGTCCGTGACATGGTTTTCAAACTCCCGCAAGGGACCATCAAACTCACCTTTGGAATCGGAGGAAATAGTTTCCCTGTTATCCCAATCAACAACCCGGGATGGAGTCTCTCTTTTGATTTAAGCCCATCAAAAGAGGATCTTGTTTTCACCAAAGCCGATGCGGAAAGCCTCCTCAAACTTGCGGCCGGTGGGAACAACGGGAAGTTTTCTCTCAACTTTGAGAATCATCTAAGGCTCAAAACAAATCCCTTGAAAGTTGAGAAGTTGCGGGTTCTTGGTAAGGGCCGCAAGCTCTCCCCCTTCTATACAACCTTGAGAGTTATCGACAGGACTTATGACTTTCAACAAGATTGGCACAAAAGAACATACAACGAGAGGAGAGCCGGAACAACAAAGCTCATCATTGATGAATCCCTCCCCCCCCAAATCCAACCACTCCAAGATGACATCGTTTATAGACCGGCATCTCTCAATCCCGCAACCAAACAACCTTGGACGGCCGCGGAGTCTCTCGTGGACGTACTCGAGAACATCGTGGGAGTGAAAGGAACGGATTGGGAGCTTTTTACAAACAACCTTGGAGATCCTCCTCTTGAGGACCAAACCATTGATGACCAAGGGAACGTAGCCATCGCGCAAGCCGCGGGACAACTCACGGGCTCCGAGGGCTTCCTTGATCTTGATGGACGATTGATCATCACTAATCGCATCCCCGGCTTTGCGAAAAAGATCATTGATAACCTCGATCCTCCTCTTCAACCGGGGAGTGATTTCGAGTTCATTGATAGGAGGCTTGAGCGTCCAATCCTCATCAAAGAGGGATACGATATTGAGGCGGAAGTCCGTTTCGATTTCGATGAACGCGGGACAAGCCGGACCGATGAGGATAGGTTCCTCGACAATACAACGGATCTTCCGGACTTAAAGACACTCATTCCAAATCCCGCGGGAGGACCATTCTTTGAGATGGCCGCGGGAAACTATGTCCGATGGGATCAACTTCTAAACAATGCCTCCCCAACGTGGTTCCCTCCGTCCGCTCCCGGTGTTGCAATTCCTAAGCTCACGCTTGCCGGTATCCAAAAGAGATGGCTCTCTCCAAAGCTCGAAAACGTTTATGTGAGAGTGAAAGGAGCAAAGCCGGAAGTTGATCTCCCTTGGGCTCGGAGAATTCCAAAAGTCCGGCAAAACTATCGGCAACAATTCCGGATGAATTATCGATGGGCCGCGGGAGCGCGTCTCATAAAAGCGGAGCGTCTCCTAGTCTTGTCCCAAGAAACCGGGACAAGAGCAAAGAGTCCCGTTTTCACGGTTTATACCGTAAAGCCATCCCATAAAGGATTGAGGGATGCTCGTGACAAAGGGCAAGATTTCGGATGGGTTGTCGATGGTTCTATCAAATCAACCCAACCTTTGAGCGCTTCCTCCGGAGCGGCTCCGGTGACGGTCAACATACTTTCCCAGAGTGAGGGAGTGTTCCGCATCGATTATCGAGGAGACCTTGAGGGACTCACCGCTCAAATAGTCCCAATGAAAGTTGAAGTCCTCCCCAACTCCTCCCCCCTTACCAAGTTAATCACTTGGGACTTTGCGGAGCTTTCCGCGGACCATCGGCTCTCCATCGTTCTCACAATGGTTCCTTTCATTAACTCTTATGATGATTTAAGAGTTCTCGATGTCACTCCCGCTCAAGCTCAAGCCGCTCTTGGTTCTGGTGTTACTATTGGACCATGCGATGGACCGATCAAAAAGCGGAGGATTGGGGAGGCTCTTTTAACGGCTCGCTATGGTTGGCAAGAGGGACGGGATGATGATCTTAAAAAGCTTTTCAATGTTAAGACTGGTACTCCGGCATTTGGAGATGCCGACAACGAAAAGGAACTCCGCGCTTTGGCGGATGCCGATGCCGCTTCTTATTATCTTGGTCTTTTGGATCATTATCTTGGATCTCGAACGATACCATTGAGACCGGACGTTAAACCGTTTGGGGAGATCCGAAAGGTGAGACACTCTGTTAATGCGCGAGGGTTTGCGAGTACCACAGTCATTGCGGAGTATGGTCCTCCTCCGGTGGATGGTCCCATCGCGTTATTACCTCGATCATTTCAGCGTAAGATCTTTAAGCTTGTCAATGAAACGGGAGTTTGATGGGAACCATCAATGATGACTCAAGGGGATTTCTTCATCTCCAACACTTAGAGAACAAGATCAAAGACTTAGATGTCCGCTCCTTCTCAACGGCCATCCGTTCCAACCGTGATGACGAGGGGGGATATGTTGCCGAGGAGCAAACCAAGGGACCGGTAGGAGGGGGAGTTGTTCTCTCACCATCGGGGAACATGAACGAAGGAGGCTATTGGGGATTTGCTATCCCCGCGAACAAAGACAATAAAGGAGGAGGAACCACAACGGGACCGGCTTTCGGAGGGACGGGAGATCTCTTTAGGACATCGGCCGGTCCAAGTTGGGACGTTGAGAACGAAAGATCAAACAAACAACTCGCTCGAGTACCGCTTGGTTTGCAATTGCCGGACTCCTTCCCCGGTGTCATCGTTGGAGGCTTTGACCCAAATGACCAAAATCCGATGTTCCTTCCCGGTGGTGGTCCCATCCTTATAGCGGTTCACGCTTCCGGCTCAACTCCGATGGCTTCCCGGGTTTATGATCTAGATGGGTCGAGTCTTGACAGGACTCGACATGCTCGGCTCCATTCCGCGATGAGGGTTTGGAAGTATCCCGCGGCCGGATGCCTCCCATTTCCGGACCCAAAAGATGCCGGACCGGGAGCGCTTGCTCTCCAATATGACCAAGCTCGGGATGGTCTCCCTGGGTACGGTTTCATCGTGATGAGGGACGGTTCCATCATGGGACCGCTCAAGAAAGGTCCGGCCGGTGTTCCTAGTCCGGTTGCGGTTCCTATGCCTCCAATGGGAGGAGGATTCTCTCAACAGATACTTGCCGCGATGAGTTC